ATATTTACAATTATAAAGGGGGACGTAACAGTCAATGGACAAAGTAGCCCAATACACTCTAAATTAAATGCAACAAATGCTTCTCTCACTTTAAGCGGTAACTCTAACGCAATAAAATTTTATCAAGTATATTCTGCGGTAAAAGGCAACCTTAGCCTCTCCGGCAAAAACAGTTCACTTGTTTCTATTTTGCAAAGTTTAAGTAGTAATTTAACGCTTTCACCAAACATTATTAGCATTGCAACTGCGTTTACTGAGATAAAAGGCGATCTCAGCCTTAGCGGTCAGTCTGCATCAATCCAGACATGGCAGCAATACATAGCTGTCATAGGTAATCTTGCGCTCTCTGGCAGTCCCTTATCTCTTGCTGATGCTTTCAGTGGAGTTAAAGGCGATTTATCGCTAACAGGCCAAGAAAGCTCAATCAGTCTACAGTTTTCCCTCATAACCGTTGTTGGCAACCTCCTGCTATCTGGTAGCGAAGCTCAGATTGCGGATGTGTATGGCGGGATCAAGGGCGATCTTGTCATAAGCGGGCAAGCGGGCTCGATTTCCCAGGGCCAGCAATACACGCTCGCCAAGGGCGATCTGATCCTTGATGGTCAGCCATTACCCATCACAGACGCGCTTGGCTGCGTTAATGGAAGCATCACGATTACTGGCAGCGCCATTGCTACGGCTGCTGGATTTGCCGGGGTCAAGGGCGACATATCCATTACCGGGCAGTCGGCATTTGTCACTGATGTTTTTGCAAGCAATAGCGGAGCACTTTCGCTAACCAGCAATGCCGCTGGGATCGCTGACAGCTTAGAAACATCATCGGCATTGCTTACGCTATCCGGCCTGGAAGCGCAGGCGGCAATGTCGATGCTGACCGTGAGCGGCGATCTTTACATCAGTGGCGCTTCTTTGAGCGTTGCAGATGTAATCAATGCCATCAAGGGCGACATCGTACTCGATGGGCAAGATGCCAGTCTTTTAATACAGCTACCACTAACAATTTTTACCACTGTTGACGGCCAAATTGTTGTCACTGGTTCATTGGTTTCACATGGAATTTTATTCCAAGTGGCGCGCGTTATACCGGCGACAAGCGAAGAAAAAATAATTTCTGCAACAAAAGATGCCAGTTCTTTGACCGTGCATAATAGCGAAAATATTGTTAATGCCAGCAAAAACGGCAGCGCAATCGGCGCGGTCCCGCAAGACGGAATTGGGGTCTTACTATGAGCGCATATCGTGTCATTGGCCCAGGCGAAACACTTATCTGGAATGTTGACTGGGACGCCGAGGATTGGCTTGGAACAGCGACAATATCCAGTTCGTCCTGGACCATATCCCCGACCGGCCCTGTGCTATCGGGGCAAATCAACGACAGCACGACAACACAAACCAAGATTTCCGGCTGCACCTATGGGGTGCAATACACGCTTAGAAATACTGTTACGGCCAGCGACGGCCAGGTAGGCGTTCGCGACATTCAACTCCGCTGCACGGATAGCCCATGAGCCTGCACCTAATTACGGCCCCGGCGAGGTATCCCGTCACGCTGATCGAGGCTAAGGAGCATCTTCGCGTCGATGACAACAATTCGGACGCTTACATTGATTCACTGATTGAGGCCGCAACCGCCATGTTGGACGGCAGAGACGGCATCCTCGGTCGCTGCCTTGTGCAACAGACATGGGAACTTCGTTTGCCGGATTGGCAACAGGCGATAGAAATACCGCTTCCACCCTTGGTGAGCGTCTCCAGCGTCAAATACCTTGACACCGGCGGGGTGGAGCAAACTTTATCTACAAGTTACTACGATGTTATCGACCAGGGCTTTGGCATGTCGGTTATACAGCCTGCCTATGGTCAGAGCTATCCAAGCGTCAGATCGCAGCCTAATGCGATCCGCATTCGTTATGTTGCGGGCTATGCAAGCGTATCGAATGGCGGCCTTACGGGTACAATACCGCGCCCCATCATCCAGAACATTCTAAACCGCATTGGCGACATGTACGAAAATAGGCAGAACCGCATTGTCGGAAACGCGGTCAATTCTATCTGGGATGCCGATGCGAGTTTGACCCCATATATTGTTTCATGGGTCTGACATGCAGATTGGAAAGATGGATCGCAGGATTACGATCCAGCAAGTGACGGAATCGCAAAGCAGCAGCGGCGAAGCAACGCAATCATGGGCAACGCTGGCAACCGTCTCCGCACAAGTCGAAACTGATAGCGGCGACGAGGGGGCGGAGGGCGCTGGCGAGCAGGCCCGATCAAATTGTCTTTTCACTATTCGGCATCGCTCTGATGTCACGGCAAAGCATCGCATTAGCTACGCCGGTAACACCTACGACATCCTGTCAGTCGTAGAAATCGGAAGGCGTCAAGGGCTTCAAATACGAGCCATTGCGAAGGTGCCATGAACGACCTCGTGACCATAGATGGGGCAAGGGAGCTGGATAGAGTGCTGCAAATGCTCCCCGAAGAAATCGCGCGGAAGGTTGTCAACAATTCCTTGCGCGCTGGTGCCAGGGTGGTGGCCGAGGAAATGAAGGCCCGCTGCCCAATCGGCGCGGAGGCGCATGTTTACCGGCACAAGAAAAAGAGGATGTTTACCGGCAAGGTGACTGTGCGACCCGCTGGTTTTGGCAAAAAGCAAATCCGCGCCAGGCTCGCACAGCCTTCCGAATATGGTGCGATTGGCTCGATAGTCGGGGATTCCAACATCTCTGCCGCTGCCGTTGCTGGCGTTGGGTCTAAAGCCTTTTACCTCAAATTCCTTGAGTGGGGCTGGATATTGACCAGCCACGGCGGCGGTCGATCTTCAAGAAAGCGCATTAAGCACATATCACCGCGTCCGTTTCTGCGGCCAGCGTGGGAAACGACGAAGATGGCGGCGCTTGAAAAGATTGGAAGAAACCTTGGGAGCGGGATTGAAAAGGCGGCTGAACGGCTCGCTGGCTCTTATGCCAATTCCGGCTTCTCCAAGCGTGGCCGGACGTTCATAGGCTAATCAATGACAATAGATGCGGCGTTGTATTCGCGTCTCACGGACGCGGCTGGAGACTTGCGCCCCATAGTGTCAACCAGGGTCTATCCCGTCAGATTTCCGCAGGATGTAACGCAGCCTTGCGTGACTTATCAGCGGATTTCAGAGCAGCGATATTCCGCCATGGGATCGGACACGGAAATTGTCGATGCGCGATTTCAGATTGATGGATGGGCGACAACATACGACCAGATGCGAACGATCTCGTTAGCAATTCTTGAGCGGATGCAAAGGTGGTCTGCGGCATCTCCCGTTACAGTCCAAGACTGCTTCATCATTTCAACGAACGATGAATATGACGACCAGGCCGAATTGTATCGTGCCCTAGTTGATGTTCGTTTGATCTACGAGGAATAAAGATGGCCGCTTTTGTTCTAACTGATGCCGGTTTGTGGATCGGTCAGTATAACGTCTCTGGTGTGTCAAACTCTCTTGCCATCAGCTTTGTTTCAGATGTGCAAGATGCCACGGTGTTTGGGGCTGAGTATCACGCGCGTGCGGCTGGCTTAAAATCTTGCGGCATCCAAGCCGAAGGATATTGGGATTCGTCTATTGATCTTGGGATTACCAGCGGATCGCTAGGGACTGAGCTTCCGGTTACAGCCGCACCGACGACGACCGTAGGAAACACGGCATACATCATTAAAGCGTTGTCGGCTGAATACAAAATTGGCGCGTCAGTCGGCGACATGTTCAAATTTACGGTAGGAACGCAATCCACATCGCCCTGCGCGCGCGGGTTAATCATGCAGAACGGCGCGAAAACCTCTACCGGCAACGGAACGGGGCAACAGCTAGGCGCATTGTCTGCAACGCAAACGCTATACGCGAACATTCATGTCACGGCGGCCTCTGGCTCATCTCCGACATTGGATGTGACGATAGAAAGCGATGATAATTCAGGGTTCACCACTCCAACAACGCGGGCCACATTTTCGCAATTAACCGCTGCGGGCGCGGCTCAAAAGACCGTGACGGGTGCTGTTACTGACGATTATTGGAGATTCAAATTTACCGTGGGCGGCTCGTCGCCATCTTTCACCATTCTAG